ATATAAGTTCACTAATACATTAACATCTACTTCACTGTTTTGTTGCATTTTTAGAAAGTACCTCCGTCTAGGGTCGAAGTCCAATGTGGTTTGTTTATATAGACGTTGGTGGCAGCACCTGGTACGGATGAGAGGTTCGCAATTGCACCACTCTGACCCTCTCTCCTTAAATTATTAGTCGTGTTAAATGTTCCTTCTACACCAATTAAATTGACAGAATTACCACCTGTTACTGCTGTTTCAACAACACCAAAGGCACCAGTACTATCTTGTTTTACAATATCACCCACTGCCACTGTAATACCTGTACTTAAAGAACTTAAAGTAACTTTTGTGATTGCAGTTAATACTTGTTTTGAAGTAATAACAGGTGTTTGTGGAGCATTTGTAGATCTCTGTAGACCAGTATCGTCAAACCAAACAACACCACCTGAAGCAAAGTTACCTGACTGATAGTAAATACCTTTAATATCTAAGAAACCTTTTGTACCAGAAACAACACTTGCTGTGATGGTTGCGTCAGGAACATAAGTCCATCTACGACTATCATCACCATGTGTACCATGATTACCTGTTCCAGCAGTGCTAGATGCGATTGAACTATCATCTAGTCCAAAGAAACCATCAGTTGAGTTTGCGGTTCCTATACCAGTATTATAAGTAAATCCAAGTCCACGGTCAGTATTAGTATCTGTTGCATGTACAACTGTTATTTCAGTCTGTGTACTGATACCTGCAACTGCTGTCCCTTGGAATGAAAGTGTTTTAGTTCCAGTATTAATAGATGTAACTGTTGTAATACCACTTGCTGAGAAACTTGGGTGTAGTAGAGTATCATTGACAGCAATACCTGTAACTTGGTCAACTATAACTGCTGTAGCACCAGAACTCATCGCTGTCATCACAGTTCTTGTACTGGTAGTATCACCAACCATCATGATTGGGTCATTAACAGTCGTTTGAGTGGAGTTAACTGTAGTAGTTGTACCATCAACTTGTAAGTTACCTTTGATGATAACGTCACCTTCATTGCTTAATCCATCTGGATATGGGTCAATGAATATCTTATTACCTGCACCCGCTAATGATGCAATTACATTATTATTAATTCTAATATTACCAAGAGTACTATTACCACCTGCAACTTCTAAATCTCCATCAACAATAACTTTATTACTGCCAAATCTTACATTTGCTCCAGTGAACTTTAACTCATCTGTTCCGTTCTCATCATACTCGATTTTTGCATCAGCAGTCCCTGCTCCATCTGTACCACCACCAAAACCTAAGAAGGTATCGTCAGGTATCATTACCTCACCAGAACCGTTAGGGTTAAAAATTATATCACCATCAGTGTCAGATGAAGATAAAGTATTAGCATCTAAAGTTAAATTATCTACATTCCAAACATCTATTTTTCTATTACTGTCAAGAATTGCTACGATACCACCATCACTATTTCTGGAGTTAGTTACACCATTTAAAGCACCAGGTGTGTGCTCCATCATAGATGTATAATAAAAACCTCCAACTGGGTTAACGTTTGTACCGTCGTCTCCTAAAAATATTCTATCTTTGTATTGATTTGTTCCACCATATTGACCTATACCAGTCACATATGCCATTTCACCCCAATTCAAACTACTTGGTTTTGCGGTACCAGATGATCGTTTGATTCTAATTATACTAGCCATTTCAGAAATTTCCTCCGTTGATGTCTAAGTTCTGTGCTGCACCTGGAGTCAACTCCAATGTTGCGTCAAATTTTTTCGTCACTCCATTAAACACTAAAACCATACCATTCTGTAAGGCTCCAGCATTTACATCACTCAATTCTGTTAATGATAGAGTTTGGGCACCTGCCAGAGATGAAATCACCTTCGTGGCATTTTGTTGTCCAACTCTGACTTTGATATCTGCCATCTAAGTTAGCGTATTCAGATCTAAAAAGTATTTATATTTACTATGATGTTATCTTTGAAGCAAGTTCATTTAACATTGATTTAAGAGTCTCAATTTCCTCTTTCATAGCATCTAACTCCATTTGTTTATCTGAATTAACTCTACGATTATTCATATAATTTTCGTAAGCACTACTATCAGTGTTAATTATCGCATTAGTTTTTTCATCACGAAATAAATTTTTGTGTCCTTCTACTGGTATCATGCTAATGCGATTGCTCTAAAGTCTTTTAATCTAACAGGTGCTGATTCATTTGTCGATATCATTACTATTTTAATAACGAATCCATTAAATTGTTCTAATTCATCAACAGAGAATTGATACTCTGAAAATTCATCAAAATTATTAGGTGGTACAAAAGCATCTGCTCTACCATCATTATTTGCTTCATCAATGACCTCATCACCAAATCCATCTCCATCAGTATCAATCATATTCTTATAACCTGGAAACGGTCTATATGTTGCATTAACTTCAGTAGAATCTGCAGTGAATAAGCGATAAAATACTCTAAAGTCAGCATCTGGTTCAACACTAGCACCTATGAGAACTTTCAATGAAGTTGCAGGTTGCTCTAAATCAACCCTTTCAGTTATAAATGTAGAACCATGAGGATCATTCAAAATTTGATTTGTTCGTGGGTCAGTTGCATAATTATCTAAACCGATTGGATTGTTAATTTTATTTCTACCAAATACAAACGTTGCATTTTTGGTATCTAAAACTGGTGATAGATTTTCATCAGCAGTTGACATGTTTACATTTAATGCAAGAGACTTCTGTTTAGGGAAGAATGTTAATTTATCTTCATTGACAGTTGATGCAATTAATCTTGGAGTTGGGAAGAATGATGTTTCATTTAAGGCAGTTGTTTCAAATCCTTGATCTAAGAATGATACTTCAGTTCCACTTGCACTTGTTCCACTAATTGTTCTAACAGTAGTATTAAGTTGAGTTGTTGTACCAGGTGTAATAAAGTTTATCTGTGGTGAGAATGTACTGTATTGATGATTTTGTGAAATTCTTGCATTATTAGCACCAAATGCCTTTTCATCTCTAAAACATAAAAGTTGATTTCCTGTTCTAGTTGAAATACCCGAAACATTCACTTCAAGATAATAATTATCGATATTTGATTCATTAATAAGAGTTGTATTTGTTGGTACTGTAAATGTTGTATTAATACCAATAAGTGGCATTCCTGCTGCCTCATAAGTTTGAATACTTGCACCTTCAGCATGTGGCAATGCAACTGTATTAAGAACACCTCTTGTAAGTGTTAATTCACCTGTACCCACAACATAAGAAACTATTTCTTCTTCTATAAGTGCTTCACCTCGATCAACTGTAATACCACCAAAACTTGTGAATGGTGCAGTATCAGCAACAGAAACGACTGTGCTTTCTGCAGTCAAGGCAGATGTGGAAGGAACTATCAAAGTATCTGGTTTTATATTTTGTATCTCAACCTTATTAGTTTGACCATGATGAGCATGATTGTATTGTGTTACTTCAAATACTTTTCCTGAATATAAATCACCATTTTGAACTGAATCACCATTTACAGCAACGTTAGTAATTACTGCTCTTGTATCATTATTTGCACCATATTGCACTAGTGGTTGATTGTTTGTGAACTTCTCTCCCTGAACATCAGTTAGATATAAAGTATCAAATGTTGAATTAATTGCAGTTACAACAAACTTTAATCCAGCACCTCTAACCACACCACTATGACTATTATCAACAGTTAACACATCACCGACTTGATAACCTGTTCCACCATTTTGAATTGAAACAGCAGTAACTACACCACCCGATATTGAAGTACTTACTGTACAACCAGAACCACTTCCAGTCAAAGCAACAGTGCTAACAGTTCCACTTATACTATACCCTGAACCACCTGTCACAACCTCTTCAGTTGAAATAGTAGAACCTTGCCCTTCGATAATACCAGTTACACTTAGATCTTCCGAATCACCAGCAGCACCTGTACTTACTTTTCTACCTATTGGTAAATTAGTATTATTTCTAGTACCACCACCATCAATAGTAACCTTTAATTTTCTAGGTAGTGAACGAATAGGATTATTAGTTAATATTTGAGTGTTAAAATTACCTGGTTCAATTGGTGTATTATACATTGTCACTGAACCACTTTCAACAAATGATGCTTTACGAAGTTTGAATGTCAAGTCTTGATTCTGGCTAGGAGTCCAAATTGTACCATTTTGAGATTTGTACAAACTACCACCAAGATATTGTTTAGAAACAACCACGTTCTGAACATCGGGTAATTGAGTTGTCTTAATAGATTTTTCACCCATAGTTGCAACAAACATCTCATACTTATCAGATGATGGGCATAAGAATACTAATGCATACATTTCACCTGGTTCAAGGTAAACAGGTGATGAGAATTTAATTGTTGTTGCTATAGATGCATCATCAGAAACATTAATATCACTTGGATTTAAAGTAACCGCTGAGAAATCTTGTACTAGGAAACTTGTAGGAACTCCAAGTTCAGTAGTTCTTAATTGAACTTGTAATTTCGCAATATCATCTTTTGATCTGAAGTAAACATCAAATGATGTTAAGAATGCACCAGTACCATCAACCGTAAATGATTGTGCTAATGGGTCATCATCCTGCACCTCAACAGTTGTTCTTATATTATTTGTAGTTTCTGTTGTAATATCAACCTGATTTGGTCTCTGTGGTGGTCTGGGTGGATTTCTTACAAGAACATTATTATTTGTTTGTGTAATAATAGTACCTGTTCCTAAGTAAGTACCAGTCGCTGTACTTGCTAATGGTGCATCACCTGTAAATGGAATGATTACATTTTCTTTTGATGTTGTAATTCTGAATGTTAATGTACCAGATTTGAATACAACAGGTGGTTTTGGTGTAGCGTTTGCATTTCTGAAGAAGAAACATCCAACTAAATCACCCCAATTATCACTGTTCAAATCTACATTTGTAACTGTAGCAACCGCACCACTTGATACACCAGTTAGTTTTGCTCCTTTAACAAGGTACCCGAAATATTTTTCTAAGTTTGCTAAACCAATACAATCAACATTGAATAATCTTGATGTAGCAGAATAAGTTGCTGATGGTGCTGGTCTTGTGCGATCATAAGGGTCAACCTGATATGTTTCTACTAATACGCTAGGAGAACCTAATCCTGCTCCAACCTCTGGTCGTGCACTATCACCAAATTTATGATTTGGTGCCTGTGATCTTATCAAACCTATCTGAGTTCCATTTACCTCAACTTTTACATCTTCAAATACGGAGAATGTACCAGAAGACATCTCTATCTCTGTTAATTTGGGAACGATATCAGGAACACCACTATCTAAGAAATGATAATGCCTTGTAAATGGTTTCAAACCACTTGTTGCAAACATGACATTTCTAGATCTCATAAATGGATCTGCTTCAGATTGAACTTTTGTACTCTCGACATAATCACGTTCTTCAGCTGGTCCAACTAACGTATTCACAAATTCTCGTTCAATTCTTCGTGTTGATGTTGTGATAGAACCTCTTCTGGTGATAGTCATATCACCTTTTTGTTCTTGACTAAAGTGATGAACGTGTCTTCTACCTACCTCTCTATTAGATACAACATTTGAACTCTCTACCCATCTATTACCTGTAGACTCAGTTCTAAAATTATTAATATAAATTGTTCTTGACCAGTTATCAGATGGTGGATCTAATTTTACATTTCCAGAAAATACTAAGACATTAAATGGGTTTACATTAACAGCATCAGTTGCATGTGGATTCTCAATCCAATCTACCTCTGTATATTTTAATGTTATTAAGTCACCAGTTTTCTGACAATTTGGATCAAGTAATTTTAAGTTTGAGTTGACATCAGCAGATGAAATATCAATTCCTGTATCTAATGCAAGTTCTGGATTCATTGACCAGAAATCAATAGCACTAATTAGTTCCTTGTTAGATACATCAACATCACAACTTGAACCACCTTCTCTACTAAAATCGATAAATGATCTATCTTTAAAATCATTTACAACAAAACCTGTTTTAAATCTATTCAAACCATCTTGGTCTTTTACTTGAAATGCTTTTGTATCTAATTCAAGTGAACTTAATGATGTTAATGTTTCTAGATTTTCAATTCTCTTTTCAAGTGCACCGATGTCACGCATCGTAAATCTTCGATTATCTTTTAATCTAATTTGTGGTTCCTTAACAGAATCATAAAGATATGGAGGTAAATCAATCTCCGCTATTTCCATTGTATCACTGATATTAGATGGAGGTGCAGGATTTTCTGATGATTCTCCCTTATAAACTTGAACATTACCAGCTTTATTAATAACTAACTTATCAATTCTACCAAGGTAAAAACTGAAACCAAGTAATGAACTTTCGTTTGGAGTAATTACAAAAGGATTATCTGATTCAAACGATCTACTTGCAAAAGCAAACGGAGAACCTCCACCACCACCATATGTAAATGGATTTACTCTTGGACGATAATCAAGTATATCAGATGCTCCTGTGCCACCTACAAATGGAATATCTTTTGAATATCTCTCTTTTGTATATGAATTTACTGTAAATAAATCACCAGTATTTCCACTAGCAACTTGATACTTGTCAAATATAATTAATAATTTTTTAGATGGTATTGCTGATTTAGAGTTTCTTACAATTCTAGAGTAATCACAATATTGTTCCTTATGTCCTTTATCTAAAGTGTAATTACTTGTTCTATCAACGTAGTTACCTACAGTTACACCTTGTAATATAGTTTCAATTCCAGACTCTTTAAATTTAACAACCTCACCTATGGTAAAGACACTATCATTTAAATATACAAAGTCAATAGTGTTTGTTGTTCGACTAACAATTTGTCCGATTGCACGACTATCTTGACCTACAATTTGTTCACCAATTATGGTATTTGTATCTAAACCTAATCCTGATACAAATGTAAGTTTATCCAAAACAGGTGTTGCAGTATTTTTTGATTCAAATACAGCAATTATTTTTACAACATCAGGTACATTTAATGATATCTCTTCATCTTCTACTCTCAATCCATAAGCTCTACTACCACCTAACCCATTAAATGGAGTTCCAATTGCTTGAGTTCTTGTTACTTCTAATGTTTGACTTCTTAAATAATCTTTTGTCTTACTAGTAATACCAATTTTTTTAAGAGTAACACCGACAGTAACGTTATGATTTGTTGTCTCTTTAAGTCCACTAAAGGTTATAGTATCCCCACCATTAGTAATCGAGACTTGATCTGATGTTAGAGGTTCAATTGACCCGTCATTGTATGTGATAGAGTATTTTTCAGCGTCAAATGGTTCAAAGAATGCACTAGTAATTCCAGAATTTACATTTAATCCTGCTTGTGATGATAATGTTAATGAATTACTTGTAACTGATTGACCTGTAATTTGTCTACTTATGATTAGATTTGAATTTGCAAAATTAACACTAGAAACATTTGGTCTTGGTAATTCAGTAAATATACCAGATTTTTGTAGATTTAATACTCTAGGAACTTTAATTCTGAATTGTGATGTCGTTGTTTCACTTGTTGATATTGTACCACCATCATTTATACCTGTAACACTATTTGTTCCTGCTAATGTTAAAGTTTTTCCATCAGTTGAAATATTAGTTACTCTATTAAAAACTGGTACAGAACCAGTTCCAGCATTAAATGCTATGACTGAATCTGTTTTGATACCAACCTTTCCTGCAAAATTACGATTTACAGCAGTTGCAGCAGTTCCCACTATATTAATCGGATCTGCAGGTGAAAATCCTGGTAACACACGATCATACAATACAGTATCTGCAGCAAAAGTAGAGATACCTGATGTGGAAAATAAATCTTGACGGATATATTTAATATCATCAGAGGTAAATGCAACTATTTCTTTAATTGAAACATTTGCTTTTACATTCTGCTCAGTAAATAATATCTGCTCCCCTTTTATAAATGTTCCAGTTGTTTGTGACACTGCTAGTTCATTTACACCAGTTGCTCCACTTGCTTTGGCTAGATAACCAACAGCACCACTTGATAGTCCTCTTACTCTCTGTCCTACTGCTTTTGATTCTGGAATTGCAGAGCATTTTAATATGGTATATGTTTGAATGTCATATAAATGCAAATCCCAATCTGTTGTAGCACCAGTATACGGAGCATTAGAAACTCCCCATGAATATACTCTTGCTTCACCTATTTCTAATCCATTTATAGCAGTGCTTGATCTCCTTCTATTATATAATTTAACTATATTTGTATTTGTACCACCAATTTTTACTGTAGGTGCACCTATAACGTTATTAACTTTAATAACACTTCCCATTTCAAATGGAATTGATGCTGCCTTAACTTCTTTAATATCTCTTGGTTTTTCTACATCTAATACAGTTGTACCTGCTAAATCAACATCAAATCCTCTTACATATGCCTTACCAGGAGACAATTTAACACACATTAAATCATCATTAGGTATATTTCCTTGATCTGTGGTTCTATCCTCTGTAAATAGTCCTCCTGAGTCAACCTCATCATTTAACGAATCTTGAATATTAACACGGAATGGTTCTACAGCATAGTTTCCAGATTCATCAAAAGTTCTTTTTGCAAAATATTTTTTAATTTCACTGTAAGTTGCAGAGTTCTGAAGTTTTTTAACCTCTCCAGTATCAACTCTCATCAATTCTACGAAGTTTGTATCTTCATAATCAGTTAATGCCTTTTTAGCAAGTTTTACTGATATCTTAAATCTATCAGCACCAGGTGCTGCAAAGTTTGTAAAACCTTTTGCATTATCATATAATGATGGATCATCATTTGAGTTTATGATTTCTTCAGAAATATCAAATCCAACTCTATAAGATGGTAAAGTAGAATATGGTTCTAATATAATCAAAGATGTAGGAACATCAACAAAACTTCCTCTCATGAAGTATACACCCTCATTTACACCGAATGCACATCCTGTCGCAGTGGCATCCTCAGATGTAAGTGTTAGAACTGTTTCACCTATTGTTAATGTTGTATTTCCATATGTTAATGGTTCTTCTAATATTAATACTTCTCCATCTGGAAATGATGAACTTTCTCCATCTGTTCCAGACTGTTGATATTTAATAAAGATTGTTATATTATCTACACCCTCTGCTGGAGGAAGAATGAAGTTTTTTATTGTTGCTACTATTCCTGATGTTTGACCTCTTACTCTTGTTCCCTTACCATTATTATTTGCTAATAAGTTGCTTAGATAAATTGACACATCAATGCCAAGATGTGTATCATTTACCTTTGCAGAAAAATATGACCTATCAAGTTCAATGCCACCAGGAATGACCATCGAACCTTCTTTAAATATATGTTTACCGAAAGATTCTACCTGATTTTGTAGTAGAGACTGTAAACCAGTTAACTCTCTTGCCTGTACAGGATATCCAGGTTTGAATAGTATCTTGTAAAATTGATCAGCCTTATCGAAATCATCATAATAAGGTGATATATTTAAATTAGTCTTTTGTGGCATTTTTAGAATTCGAGTATGATTTTAATGTCTTCCTTTTGTCTAGAGTTTCTCACAATTAATGGTCTATTGTCTAAGTAGACTATTTCACCTGACCCTTTATTTATCTCAGAATTAGAAAGTCCTGAAATAAAGTTGACACCCAAGTTAATTAATTTATTACCTGTAGGATTTGTTGTTATCCCAGAAAAATTTCGAGATATTGCACCAGAGAAGGATGATTTTTTACCTTCAATATTATTTGCACCTATTTGAGATTCAAATTGGTATATTCGACCAGCAGTTGAAATACCCGCATAATCTGTATGATCATAAGTTGTTCTATTGAAATTTAGAGATCTATCTCTAAAGTATTTCATCACCTTAGTTTCACTATCATATGATGCTATGAATGCAGTTGATACCTTTCCAGTATTTGGTGCTACTGTAAGTACTTGTTTAATTTCTTCACCAACTTCAGGTACACCTGAAACAGTGTCAAACTTTACTGCTTGTAATGAGGAATAAGTATTATCAGTATAAGTCACTGATGTTCCAACTTTTGTTGGATTTTTCACCACACCAACCTGTGAAAACTTTGTATCTATTGGGAAATCTTTAGTAGAATCGTCAAATCTTGCATATACAATAACTCTATCAGTTCCCAACTCAGTATATAAATCATGACCATGACCTAATGATGGTGGAATAATTGGAACTAATTTTGCACGACCAGTAGATGTGCTTACTCCACTACTTAATGTTCCTAAATCAACAATACCGTAACTATATCCTTTACCACCAGCACTCACAGTAACATCAGTTATAGTGCCATTAACAACGTCAACTCTTGCTTTTGCACCTTCACCATCACCTATGATATCAACCTCTTGACTCAAACCATTTGCATAACCACTTCCAGCATTTTCAATATATACATGTTTGATTTGATTCTGGTTTACTTCAGAGTTTCCGTTTTCTCGTACTGACCTGATTTGAGAATCTTGGCTAGAGTTCCAACCATTTGGGACAGTAATAAATTCAGTTGAGTCAAATTTAATAATATCACTAGGTGAAACAGTGAAAAGATACTTCCAAAGATATCCGTCACCACTGTTTCCTGCTTTTGAGGGTTCCAAATCTGTGAATGTAGGTTCATCTTGGGAGACATTTCCAAGAGGGTTAGCTCCCGTTGATCCATTATCAATACAAACGTAAACTTTAAAGTCGGAATTAAGAACGTAATAGTTCGCATCATATAATCTATTTGCTTGTGTTAAAGGACTTGGATTATCTACACTATAGTCATCTCTATAAATTTCATATCTACTTCCTGATACCCAATCTACTCTTCGTATAATTCTTCTAATATTTGATGATGCTATTTTTTTACCAAACATCATCGTATCACCTGTATGTGAACGATAAGAAAAACTATCGGTAGGTGCAGGTGTGCTAGAGTTCCAATCAGAAGACCTACCGTAACCAACTAATGATTGAGTACCAGCAGGGTTAGGTAGTCCGATGAAAACATAATATGAATTATTTGTGTTTTCTACTGATTCAACAAAGTTGTTTGCGTTCAGAATTCTAAATTGATCAGTAATAATCGCTGACATTGTATCTAAACTTTTCTTTTCTTTTTATTTATAGTGGTAATTTAATCAAAGTCCAAACACTCTGATAGCACCAGATGATCTAAGACCTCTTAATGATGCTGCAGTGTAGTTCTTTCTTTGAATAGTTGGGAAGGTAGTCAATCCAGAATTAACAGTTAAACCAGTCACTCCAATAGAAATAGGACTATTTGCTCTTGATACATTATATAATCTACCCCATGAGATTCGACCTAGATGTGTAGCGATACCCACTGCAGTATTATCATAATTACCTGTTAATCCTGCACCCACACCTGTTACTTGACCATTTTGTATGTTGCAAGTAATTTCACCAGTTCTTCCCAATGTATTGATTGCATGAACTTTATAGATGTTATCAAGGAAAGTAGAACCGATTCCAACCACTGATGAGTTATGAGTATCAACAGATATGATACCATTTCCTACTACTGTATCAGAGATAAACACTGGGTAGTTGACTAGTAATGAATTTGCCTCTTTATCTGCTGTAAAGAAGAATTTAAGTGCAGATTGTCCACTATTAGTTACTGTGCTGATACCTGTAATAATACCAGTAAATCCTTCAACATT